TAAACTAATTGGCGGTTCGTTTTTTTCTTTTAGTTCATACAAAACCAAAGAAGGTTCTGAGTTCAAGATTACGGGTGAAAAAATGGAAATAGGAAGTCCTATTTATGTTATCACCCCTGAAGGAGAACTACCAGTTACTGATGGAGATTATGAATTAGAGAACGGAATGAAGATAAAGATTAAAGCAGGTGTAATCTCAAACATTGAAGACGGACTCAACCCCGAAGGAACCCCTATTGACGAAACAGCGGGTGACGGAGATGTTGATGGTGTTGATGAAATGGGAAAAGACAAGATGGACGAAGCAACTTTAGTAGATGGAACGATTGTTGGAACAGACGGAGATTTTGAGATTGGTAAAAAACTATATGTTAAAGACCAAGAAGGAAACTTTGTTCAAGCGCCAACAGGAGAACATACTACAGAGTCGGGTATTGTTTTAGTTGTTGATGAAGAAGGAACTATCACTGGACTAAAGAAACCTGGAGTTGAACCTCAAGGGTCTTTAGAAATGTCCGCAGAGGACTTATTGGTGGCATTTACGGACGCTATGAGACAACTAACAACAGAACTCACATCATTAAAACAAGAACACTCAATTCTTAAAGAAAGATTTGAGAAAATAGCATCACAACCCGCAGGGGAACGGGTGTTTGACAGAAAAGGTTATTTCCAAAGTATGGAAGCCGACCGAAACACAAAACACGAGGCACTTGCTTCATTAAAAAATAAACAATACAAACATTAAAAAATACAAATATGAATAACAACGGATTAAAGAAACACGACTTTTCTTTCAACCTCGCAGGACTTTCTACTTACACTGATGAAGTAGGCGGACTACTTTTGATGGAAGCAATTACGATGGCTAAAACCGCAAAATTAGGTTATGTCCAAAGTGGTATTAAAGGCACTCAAGCCATCAACCTTTTAAGTTCTACATTGAATGTTCAAGATGGTGGTTGTGGATGGTCTCCATCAGGTCAAACTACCTTCACACAAAGAGATATTACTGTGTGTAACTACAAGGTAAATGAGGCATTATGTCCCGCATCACTAAATGACTATTGGGCAGGTCAGTTCTTAAACGCAGGTTCTTACAACGAAACTGTGCCATTTGAAGAACAAATCGCAAAATTAAAACAAGAGCAAATCGCAAAGTTCGTAGAGGACACCTTGTGGAAAGCATTACCATCAGCATCGGGAGGAACCGATTGTTTTACCGGATTCTACTACTTGTTGAATAACTCGGGTATGACGGGTGTAAATATCGTATCATCAGCAACAACTCCAGCAGTTGGTGCTATGCTAACTGTGGTTGATGAAGTTATTATCGCACTTCCTGATAAAGTACAACAAGACAACGACCTTTTGGTTATGATGTCTATGGCAAACTACAGAAAGTATGTAATTGACTTGAGAACCGCTAACTACTATAATTTCGGTGCTGAAACAAGAGAAGCAGGAACGGAGTTTATTACCTTCCACCCTGGTACGAACATTCAAGTTGTTGGTATCCCTGGTATGTTTGGTACTGAGCAAGTTGTTTGTGGAAAAAGGTCTCAACTTATCATCGGTACTGACCTTATGAGTGACTCAGAAAGGTTAGACATGTGGTACGACAAGAACGCAGACGAGGTGAGGGTAAGGTCCAATTTCAAGGTTGGCGCACAGGTGCCATTCCCATCAAACTGGTCATCTAACGGATTATCCTAATAAACTAACTATAAAAAATAAAGAACTATGAGTTACGCAGCATGCTTACAAACAGCATCAATAAACCTTGGTTGTGCTTCCAATGTTGGAGGTATTAAAACAGCCTATTTGGTTGCTGGAGACATCACTGGTGTTACATATAACGCAATTGGTGAGATAACAGGTATAACGGGCAGTGGGGATATTTATACCTACGAAGTCCAAAAGCAAACAAGTTCTTTGTCAGAGACCTTTAATAGTAGTTTAGAAAACGGAACCCTATTTTATACACAAGATTTACTCTTGAACTTTCACAAAATGGATGCGGACAAACGCAACCAAGTAAAGTTGATGGCACAAAATAGAGGACTAAAAGGATTCGCAGAGGACAACAACGGCACCATTTGGTACCTTGGTGCTGACTTTGACGGAGGATACTTACAGGCAGGTTCAGGAGTGACAGGCGTTGCGTTTGGGGACGCAAACCAATACTCTGTGACATTACAATTTTTCTCAAGAGACCCTATGGCATTGCTTGATGGTTCGTTGAGTTCAGTTGTATCTGGTTTTGTAATAAACCCGTAATAAAGTTATATTTAATAACAGAAGGGGAGGGTTAAACCCCTCCCTTTTTTTTTAACAAACGACCCTATGTTTTCAATAAAAAAAGGACAAACAAATACAATCTCCGTATCGGTCTCGTTAGATGCTACAATATCTAACCCTTATTATCTATTTTCATTCGTAAATATCTTATCTAAAGACACGATAAACTTTGTCCCTAAAAACATAACTAACGGAACTCAAGACCGATATAATGAGTTTGAGTTCGTTGAGGGTTACCCTACCAATTTATCTTTAGACCCACCTCAAGCAAGTTTTAATTATGAGGGTCAATATTGGGTTTATATTTACGAACAAACTGGTTCAACCAATACTCATATATCGGGAACAACAAGTATGTTGTATGATGGCAGAGCGGTCGTAAATGACACTTGCGTACCCGAACAATACTATCAATATATTAGTGATAACGAAGACAACGCAAACTACATTTTCCTTGCCTCTGACGAGGTTTGTGGAGTTACCCCCACTCCTACCCAAACTCCGTCTAATACTCCAACTACGACCCCTACAATAACTCCTACACCATCATCAACGCCAGTACCATCACCTACAACAAGTCCTACCCAAACTCCTACAACAAGTCCTACAACCTCACCTACTCAAACTCCTACAACAAGTCCTACTCAAACTCCTACTACCACACCTACAATAACACCAACGACTTCTCCAACTCTTACTCCAACGATTACTCCAACGATTACTCCAACAAATACTCAAACTCCTACACCTACTTCTACTTTAACCCCTACTCCTACTCCGTCAGGTACTCCTACTTTATTTGATGTTGGGTTCGGTTTTGACGGGATATTTATGAGTAGTGTTTATACCGAAGGAAATGATATGTATTTTATGGGTCAATACAATCTTTTCAACGGAACTATTAATGAAAGTATTGTTAAAACTGACCTTGTTGGTAATGTGAATATGTCCTTTAACCCTTATGTTCAAGATGGTCGTTATGTTAGTAAAATTATTGAAGCAGATGCGAGTAATTTTTACATAGTTGGTGGTTTTAATACATTGGGAATAAGTCCAACTAACACTGTGAATTTTATATCAAAAATTAGTAAAACAACTGGTTTGGTTAGTGATGCGAACTGGATAGCAACCAACGCACAAAACGGAGTATTTGATATTGTAAAAGATAGTATTAGTGGTGATGTTATTATAACAGGTTCATTCACATCATATAAGGGTATATCAAGGGGTCGTATTGCTCGTATTAGTTCATCTAATGTCTTGGATACAACCATATTCGCAGGTGCTGGTTTTAACGGAAGCACCTATAGTGTTATTCAAAACTTGGCGGGTAATTATGTCATTGGTGGTGCCTTTACAACTTTCAATGGAGTTACACAAAACCGAATTATTGAAATAGATAGAACTACGGGTCTTAAAACCGCATTATTTGGAACCGGTGCCAATTCGCAGGTAAGTAAGGTTATTCAAGATAGTTTAGGGAACTATTACATTATTGGAAACTTAAGCACATTAAATGGTATTGCTTGTGGTAAATTAACAAAAACCGATAGTAGTGGTAATATTTTGGCATTCAGTAATAGTTTTCCTGGTTCAATACCTTATGGTGGGTTCTTGGATGAATCCAATGGTTATATTTATGTCTCTATTGGGACTACTTCAATACAAAGATTTGATACCGCAACTCTTACAAGGGACACGGCTTGGGAAGCACTACAAGCAACAATAATAATTTCAAGTACAAATACATTTACTCCTCAAACTTGCGGAATTAAAGATAGTACGGGTAAGATTTACCTTATTGGTATGTTTGGTTTATGGAAAAGCCAACCATTTAACCGATTGGTGGTATTAGATAATAGTGGGAACTTATTATCCTATGTATAAGTCCATATAATTTTTTATATTTGTTAGTATATGTTAGAAAGATTTGAGTTTGAGACTGTGGCGTTACCTACCTTTGAGGAGGTATTAAATAACAGGGATTGGGTTTTTTGGGGTGGCGATAACCTTTGGCCAAGACACTCAATAGAACTATACAACTATTCATCAATAAATCGTGCTTGTCTAAACGCAAAAAGAGATGGTGTTTGGGGTAAGAGTTTATTGGTTGATGGGAAGGATGCCAATACTATTATGGTCAATAGTAATGAGTCGTTGCGTTCCTTGTATAAAAAGACTGCGATGGACTTTGTTATTCATAACGGATTCACGATGAATGTTATCAAAAGAAGGGACGGAGAAGGTATAGCAGAAATGTACCATATGGATATTTCTAAACTGCGTTCGGGTAAAGTAGATTATAGGGACTTTGTCCAAAAATATTACTATTCTTCAGATTGGAGAGACACCCGTAAGCATAAAGTTATTGAACTACCATCATTTGACCTAACAAGTGATGAACCAAGCCAAGTATGGTGGTATATGGGATACGCACCTAACCAAACTTATTACCCAATGCCTGAATGGATTGGTGGAAGGGTCGCAGTTGAGATTGATATTAACATAAAGAACTTTCACCTACAAAACCTACAAAATGGATTTTTTCCGTCAATTTTTATTTCGTTGAATAATGGTGTTCCGTCTGAGGAGGAAAGAAGTCAAGTGTATAGACACCTATACGACAAATATAGTTCAACAAACAACGCAGGGGGTATGTTCCTCAATTTCAGTGATGATAAAGACCACGAACCTACAATTACCCCTCTCAGTCCTAACGCAAGTGATAGTTTTTATTCAGATATGGACGAGATAGTTAGAAACACGATTTTAACATCGCATCGTATCACATCACCTAAATTACTTGGTATTGAAACTCCCGGCTCTTTAGGCTCCAAAGATGAGGTTATAGAAGGATACGAACACTTCCTTCGTACTGTGATAGTTCCAATTCAAGACCAACTACTTGCTGAGTTTGAGAAACTACTTTTCTTAAGAGATAAGAAAATGTATAAACTTGAGATTGTACAGAATGAGATATTTGACTCTAACCCTGTTGAAAGTGTAACCCCCGTAATATAATGGCATCGGTATTATTAGTATCATCAAAAAAGATTAAAGCATTTACTGAAGTAAATGACAATGTGGATGAAATCTTACTTCTTGCGAACATACAAATTGCCCAAGATTTGGGTTTGCAGGGTTTATTGGGCACTCGGTTCTATACTCAAATCTTAACAAATGCTCAAAACCAAACTTTAACACAACCTCAACTAACATTATTAGAGGATTATATTCAACCCTACTTGTTGTGGAGAGCAACTTGGGAAGCGTTACCAACCTTATGGATGCGTGTAATGAACAAATCGGTAATTGTTGGAAACACCGAACAAGGTTCAGCCGTTGGGAGTAAGGATTTAACCTACCTCCGTAATATCCACGAGAATAGATATAGTTTTTATGCTCAAAGAATGATGGATTATTTAAGAAATAACCCCTCAGATTTTCCCGAGTACTTCCAATACACATCAACCGATGGAATGCCACCAGCAAGAGAAAACTATTATTCAGGTCTTTATATTGACACGGGTCGTAGAAGATTACCAAGAGTTGGAACTGCGGGCGGATATGGTGGAATACCGAGTTACACTGACCGAACTGACCCCGATTATTGTTGTTGGGATAATTTAGGATATTGATATTGATATGACAGAAGCAATTTTTACACTCATAGTGTCCTCACTCACCGGTATTTTTACTTATTTAGTCGGGAGGAACCGAAAACAAAAAGAAGTAGATAGTATAACTCTTGCTAATTTAGAAAAAGCAGTTGAGATTTATAACCTTATCATTGGAGACCTTCGTGATGAAGTAGAAAAACTCAATAAAAAAATTGATGAACTTGAACTCAAAGTTGATACTTTGTTGAGTGAGAACATACAATTAAAACAATTGATGAACCAAAATGCCAATACCAGCACCAAGAGGAACTGAGCCACAAAAGGACTATGTTAGTCGTTGTTATTCAGATATCAAAGATGAATACGAGCAAGCAACAGCCTTCGCAATTTGTTACTCAAAGTGGAGGGAAAAGAAAATGTCCCAAATATCCAAATTAAAGAGGTTAAAACCTTAAAACATATCTTTACCATACTTTACCCTCAATCGTTCGTTAAATTGAAGATAAATAGGTAAATTGAGGTCATAACCCATATTGGTTAGTAGTTCCCGAGCACCCCGTATAAAATATTTAGTTTGTGAGGTTTGTAACTCGGTCGGTAAATTGATACCATAGTCATCAATTAGACCCCTTCGTTGAAGGAGACACGATTTACAATAATTTACCCGAACCCCTAATCTGTAGTGGTATTCCTCAATAGGTTTATTTATATCACATATTTTACATATTTTTTCGTCCATACCTACAAATATAAGTTTTTTTTTATATTTTACTACAGGGAAGGGTGTTAGTCCATTCAAATATCCTATTTTGTCGGTGAGTCATTTATTTTTTTTCGCACCCTTCCCTTTTTTCCATTTCCTTTTATACGGAATAGATATATTTATTATTAGAAAAATAAATAAATCTTATGACAGAAAAAAAACCAGTGTTCTATTACGGGGCAGAAGCCTCCGTATTAGGTGTTGTTAAAGCAGTCCTTTACAACCAAGTCCGTTATTTCACTACGGCGTGTCCCGACCCTAAACATTTTTTTGAGAACTCCCATTGGGTTAGATTCTCAATAGAAAGTTTAAGTTCATTTACGGGTATTCCATTAAAAACAATTTATGATAACTTGAGGGGGTTAGAAAAAGACGGATACATCAAGACGGGAAACTTTAATAAATTGAAGTACGACCGAACAAAGTGGTATTCACTAACGGATAAACCCCTTGAACCTAAAATTAAACAAGCGGATATTCCATTACCCAATTCCACTTTACCATTTAACAATCTCAGAAATGAATTAGATGAAATCGTCTCCTCTCAATTAACAATTTCAGAACACAATACATATAATAATCTTAATAATAATTTAGATAATAATAAGAATATAATAAATAAGAATAATAATACTAATTCTGGGGATTTTTTAACTCATCAACCTTTAGAAGAAAAGTTCTTTGATGAATATTTTAAGAGAAAGGGATTACTATGATAAATGAAAACTCACTTCAACGAAAATATTTTGATATTGAGATTGAGAATAAAAAGGTAAATGACTTGCTCCGTGAAAGTTTATACTATAGGGGAACCTCCAACGAAAAAAACCTTGATGAAAATTGTTTTAGTAATATCTATACCGAAGTAAAAACTGAAACTGAAGAAGCATTCAGTCAATACGGAAATTGTTTTATAGAAACTTCAACGAAAATAAAAGGAACCTTGGGATTTAAGGATAGTGGTTTTTCTGTTACAAAGGCGGAATATTGGGTAATTTCAATGGAAACTCCCGAAGGGATACTACCTATATCCCTAAATGTATCCGTAGAACACATTAGGAACCTCGTAGAGAGAGGATTAGTAGAAAAATGGGTAAAGTATCACGAGACCGATAAACTATCAACAGGCGACATCTCACGAGGTTATTTAGTTCCGTTCATTAGGATTGTAGAATATTACCTAATGAGGACAAGTGAATATGGTATGGAGGGCTTCCTCAAGGATTATTACGAGTATCGTAACTCTCTTAAACCAACTGACGAGTATAAACAAAAAAGATTAAAAGAAATTAGTGATGAAAAAAGAAAGAATAGATAAAATATATGACTTGCTGGAGCGTTTTGAGATTATGGGTTATCAAGTAACGGGAGGGTTATACTCAGATGAGTTTGAGTTATTAGAAAACAAACCTGAGTTTAAGAACAACTCAATATACTTTACCGAATATCAAGTTGTGAGCGGTATTATGGATGCGGGGTTTTTACGGATTATAAACAATATAAATGACGAACCTGAATTAGTTGATATAATACTTGAGCAGTTAGATTTAGAACACTATAGGGACTCAAATAATGACATATGGGTACGAGCATACATAAACGAATTAAAACAAAACTACTATGAACAAAGAACCTCAAAAAGTAATAAGATGGACGAGATACTGGAACGAGAAACAAATATTTAAGTTCCTTCAAGGTCATCTACAAGACACAACAGAAAAAGGACATTTTGTATCCTTGATGAAGAATACTAAAGGAAAACTCAATTTTATTATATCCAATAGTGATATGGAAATTATAGATGTGAGGGAAATAGAAACCTTGAAAGATTTGTATGATGCGGATTATGACCTCAAGAGAGATTTTGGTTTAGAGTCCTATATCACTGGTATATGTAGTAACAAAGATTTTACCTACCAACAGCACGAACATTTAAGGGAGAGCATAATACATAACATCATCAACAGAAAATGAATAAAGAGGAAAAATTACCCGAGAGAGATAAACCCGTATCAGTGAATTACAAGTTAGTATTTTATATGACCGGTCAAAGACCCCTTGAGTTTGGTTATATGTTATTTGAGGACGGAACAAAGATAAAGGATAAGGTTATAGGAGCGGTTATAGATGAAGCAGTACTACTCAAAGTGTATGAGGATATAGACCTGAACATAAAGGACTTCCCGACTTCAACTACCCTTATTCTTGAGGCAAGGTGGGTGAATAAAAACTTTTTTTCATTATCGTAACCGGAGTTACAATAGTTAGTATTACCTTTGTAGTGTTAAACTTAAAACAACTAATATGAAAACTCAAACACAACAACCAAAACCAAAATCTACCGCATCGGTATTCATCAACTCCCTAATGACCTTCTACGGAACCAACGGGGTTTATCCTAACCTATTTGGAGCAAGGGGTATGACCTTGAACCAAGCAGTCCAAGTAAGTAACAAACTTGTTAAGTTGGATACGGAAGGGAAAAGAACCTTTGTTGGAGATGTAGCAGACCGAGAACTCGCAAGGGATATGGTATTGTTCTACGACTACAAAGTAAAACCAGAACACCTACCCAACGGACTCTACATTTACAAGACCCTTATGGGTAAGACCCTAACCCCTCGCTTCCTCCGTCTTTACTTCTATCATCAAATTAGAATGACTGGTGAGACCATCAACAAAGAGGTTCGTGCTGACATCAATGTACTTATCCAAGAACTTTATACCGAGACTGAGAAATGAGACCGATACAAGAAATCTACAAGGAACTACTGAACCACCCCGATTGTATAGATGCCAGATACTTCAGTATAAAAGATGAGTGGGAGGATTTTGTTGAGAGTATAACTGACGATGCTGACGCATATGAAAAGTTTGACCTCAAGGAGATTGAGAAACATTACTTTGAGGATGGTCACAATGTTCTATTCAAGGCAATACAAGACCGAATAGAGCATGGTTGGGAATACACAGACCCGCTCAGTTGGGTTCTAACTGAAAACCTCATAGAAAAGGGATACTTGAAGCCCAAAGAATAATAAACTTCACGGGGGGGGAGTAGGAACTCTCCCCTTTTTTAACTAACTTTACGATATGAAAGAAAAAGAACTATATGATGTAGTGGTTCATACCCTACAACTATCACCCACTGACCCTGAAACCTATTATGTAGGTCTTCAATTATGGGCTGACGGAGAACCAAACACTCAAGACATCTACCTAAAGTTCCACCCCAAACAGATTGAGGAACTTTATGTGTTTATGAAAATGAGGCAGTTTGACATTGAGCACAAAGACATCTTTAACCTAACTGACTTTAAGAAATGATAACGATAATTTTTACCATTAACGGACACGATATTATTGTCCCCTCTCACTTTGTTGAATGTGAAGACGCAGCAACAATAGAAGCATACCTACTCACCAAACTTGAGGAGATAGAAAAAAAAGAAAAAATAAAGGAAGGGGTATAGGATATGTCAAATATCCTCCCTACCTTTGTAGTGTTAAACTTAAAACAAAATGACTGATATGAAACAAAACACAACACTTTACCTTGAGGGTTATTATGTATCCACTATTGGATACGAGTATTCCCTATCAATTGAAAACCTAACTGAAGAACAAGTAAATCTCATTAAAGAAAAACAAGAGGAGATGAGTACTAATTCCTTTTTGGAATGGTTGAAATACGAGTTTGGAAAGGATAACCCATACAATTATGAGTATGATGAAGAACCAGACCAAGAGTTTGAGAGGGAGTATGATGTAGAACCTG